TAATTTATATTATTAAAGAAGTATATTGCTTCTTGTGTTGTGGCCGCTGTGCCTGTATATAACATGTCAAATATTAATGCATCAACTATGTAACCCATGTATGTTTGATATGTAGCAGCATCTTGACCGCCATATGTAAATGCCGAATTATCATCATCGATAAATGCTGTAAATTCTGCTTTGATAAATTCTTTATTTGCAAGTAATTGGTCTTTTGTATCAATTCTGTTTTGTATTGCGCCTGCATGGTTAGGAAATTCTATTGTGATTCCTGAACTATCGCCATCGTCTAAAATATTAATGAATTGATTAAATGCTTCGTTAACTCTATCTTGCGATGTGCTATCTGCTGCAACTTCGGTTAACGCTAGGCATCTGTCACGCAAGTATTCTAATGAAGTAAGATACAAGTCTTGGAATCTGTCTCTATATTCAATTTCTTGTGCTTGTCTAATTACACCTTGATCACTACCAAATACAACATACAATGCTGTTGAGTAAAGTAAGTTATCCATATCAGTGTTAAACTGTGTTTGATCGTAACTTAATTCCGTAAATTGATCGTTAATGTATGCACTTAATTCTTCAATAATAAAGTCTCTATTTGCAAGTATGTTATTTTTTGCTGCTATGATTCCATCGTCTATGCTAGTTAAATCATTTAGAGATTCATTTAATTCACTACCTATACCAGGTGTGCTGCTACTGTCTCCTGCTTCGATAATATTAGTAATAATATTAAATCTTGCATCTATTTCTTCTTTCATAGCAAGATTAGTTGTAAGTGCCTTCATTTCGTCTCTAGCACTTTCAATACCATATACAGTTGGTTCTAATTGGTCAAGTAAAACTTTAGTGCTGGTGCTTCTTAAATAACTTTGTCCTGCAGAATATGATTGATAATCGGTTCCAAAAACAATATCACCTGTTACAGCATCAACAATACGTCTTATGTCTCTGCGACATACAGTTTCGTCATATACAAAAGGTGCTTTTGTAATTTCTGTTGCTGTAATATAGTAGTATGTTGAATCGCCTTCAAATTGTATAATAGAACCAGTTTGCGGTTTATCACGTAAACTTCCTAATGATATAGTGCTGTTTGTCTGAAGGTTTGCAGTAGCTTCGGCTGTAATAGAGGCACCACCACCTGTGATTGTGATTCCTGGAACACTTTCGTATCCGCTTCCGCTTGTAGCTATAGATATAGCAGCCAATTGTCCTGTTGTCAAGTCAACTTGTGCTGTGCCTGTTGCTGTTACACCACCAGCGCCTGTCGGAGGATCAAACGTTACCACTGGCACACCAGTATATCCTGCACCAGGATTGTTTATAGTTACACTACCAACACTTGAAAAATAATCAGTAAGTGGAACAGCATTTGTATAAGGTATTGGATAAAATCCATCAGCAACAACACCCTCGGTTCCAAAGTCACTAACTGAGTTAGAAATAGATAGGTAACCGCCTTTTGTTGTTAGGAAGCCTACGCTACAGAAAACTGAGAAGCAACTAACGATCTGTGTATAACCAAAGTTGGTAACATGGAAACCAATACCACCTTGTGAGATTTGAGTAAATGCGTCTGCAACGAAACTGAAAACAAGAGATGCAGGATCATATTCATCACCGTCAACAAGCAGACCGCCTCCTCCGCCAGTTGGGTTGATTTGTTTTTCAACTGGTAATGACGGTTGATCTTCTACTGTTAAAGGTCTAGCACCAGGTTCGATGCCTTCTATTTGCACAGTTTCAAAAGGAATAAATTCTGTTCCGTCATTCAACCAAGGACCGTTCATATTTGTGCAGTTTTGAACATATGGTGAAGTTGTAACAAGTGCGCCTGGACGTATTCTTGCACACCAACCTGGATAACGTAGTCCTCTAAATGTCATTTGGAATAGGTAGCATCCGTTGCCCATAAAGAACAAGTCGTCTGTGTTGTTCTTAGGAAAAACTCTTGTGTTACGTAATTCACCTTGACCACTTATAGTTACAAAGTCTCTTAGTGTAATTGGATTTTCTTCATAGTAATCTCCAGGCGCAACAATGATTGTTGAACCTTCAGGAGCAATTTCTGCTGCTTTTTTAATCGAAGCGAATGCACCAGCAGCGTCTTGTGACCTACCATTGTTCAAGTCACTTCCGTCTGTGGTAACATAATACACGTTAGCAGCTTGAGGACCCGATGCTTGTCCTGTAACTCTTAAGTCGGCGTTGATATCAACTGTTTTACCTTCGCCCAAGTTTATCTCAATATTACCGTCAGAAGTAAGTATGAGAGACTTGTCTCCAATTTTTCGTTCGTGTATCGACTGACGCTTCATAAATTTCATGTTTTATACTTCCAAATAACTTATTGTGGCGGTAAGGTTTGTTGGACTTTGTCCTACCAATACTACTTTATCGTTTTCTTCTAATATCAATCTTTCTACATTAAATGTAAATGTTTCTGATGCAGTTACAGGTAGAGACTTTAATACAATGTTGCCATTGTTTTTAACTTGCCCATCTGGTATAACGTGCATATCAAATGATGTATCGTTTGTACCTGTTCCGTCATCGTTAGCTGTATTACAAACCAATAGAGTAGTAATGGCATACTTTTTACTAGCCGGCACTGTAAGTATTGTTGTATCTGTAGTCAGCACTGCTGCATTTTCAATTGCCATTTTCTCTTCCTTAAAATATAATACTGTAAAGTAATGCTTTATTCCTGCTTATAATTTCGTCTGTTGTTTCGTTAGCATTTTTGAAGAATAAACCAGTACCGCCATCAGCTTCTGGTTTAGAATACAAATAAATGCCGTTAGTCGGTGCATCTAATGTTGTATCATCTTGAACTGTTAAGTTAAAGAAATCATTAGATTGTACTACACCGTCGCCTGTACCTTGTAATCTAACAAACCCATCTGTATCGTTTGATGTAATTGTATCTCCATCAAAACGCAAGTTTTCTATTTCAACTCTTGTTTCGTAGAACGTTGCAATTTCTGCATCGTTTACAACTATTCTTACACGGTTTTCAAGATCTCCTGCTTCTACATCTTCAGCTGTTACAAAAGTAGGTGTAACAGCCGATGCTGAAGCAGTAATAGTATCTGCAAAGTTGTACAAGTTCCAACTGTTAACATAGTCAATCATAGCACGGACATTAACAAGTGTATCATCATCAAACGATGTCGGATTACGTCTTAGTCTATCTGGTAATGATGGATCTTCAGGAATCTCGGCTCCATCTCCAGCATAATCCCAAATTTGAGCTTCGTAATCTGTTGTACCTGTTACTTTAACCAGACCATTGCCAGTGCCTACAAGATATAAGTCATCACCGCCAGTAAGTATACCGCCTGTGTAAACACTGAAAAGTGCTAAGTCACTTGGTACAGCAGTTGCATCTTGTAACACAAATGCACCAGTGATACTAGCACCTTCTCTGATTGAATTTTTGCTCTCGTCAAAAAATAGGCGTGCATCATTTCTAGTACCTCTGTCTATGATCATACCAGCTGTGCCAAGTGTTACACCTGCGCCTGTTTCACCTTTGTTTATAGTGAATGTATTGTCATAGATAAGTAAATCTTCTTGTTCTATACTAGTGCTTGAGCCAGCAGTTAAACTACCGCCGATAGCTACATCGCCGTTGATGTTAACTTGACCTTCTAAACCAGTGAAAAGGTTAAGTGTACCTCCGTCGTTGATTTCTAGAGTATACTCGTCTACACCTATCTTATTGACTTGAATTGCCATTTAAGACTCCTTAAACAGCAGTTAGTACAATATAGTCGTTAGTAGAATCGTTCTCTAAAGCCCAAGTATATCTGTTACCAGAAAAATCTGTTGCAACACGCTTTGTAATTTTTGCAATATTAACTTCTGTGCCAGAGTTTGAACCTACATAACCAAATAGTCTCATTTCACCTGCTGCGCTTGGTGTACCATCTTTTAGTACCGCAGTTGTTGTGCTTGTAGAATCTTTTAAGTTTGTTGTATCTAGGTTTGCTTCTTGAGCAACAACAAAAGTTTTTGCACCACGTTGTTTTACAATACCGCCGTCTGTACGTAGTGCTGTATCATAAAATTCTACTCTTACACCAGTGTTGCTTGTTGCTTCACCGATAACGTTAACACCGTTAACATCTTTTTTTAGTGGACGTCCCATTGTTTTCTCCTTTTTGACGTTCTAGGTCTACGCGGTGGGTAACCGCATAAGTCCTCTTAGAGGCTCTCCTCTTGACATAAGTATTTATCCTTTTTCAAAAAATGGGTTATTATCACTTTGCTAAAACAAGATTCTTAGCGAACCTTCTACCATTCTTTTCTTCGTGATCAAATTTTACTCTGTCACCGATTTTTAGTTCATGTTCATGTTTCTTAAAAAGTATATCACGTCTTGTAGCACCATAATTGTCTGGGCGTATATGTCCGTAAATACCAGTGAATTTATAAACTTGTCCGTGTTCTTCCATAGCATTTCTCCTTACTATATTTACTCATAAAAATAGGCCCCGTAGGGCCTATTTAGAATTTGTATACAACTAATATTAGCTGAAGCTTAGGTTTCCGCTTGTTACTTCTACCTTCTCTAGGTAGTCAGCTGCGTTACCTAGCGACGATGCTGTGTTTGATAGCTCAACATATCCGTAACGAGTCATAAACGACACTGTTGGTTCGAATGTTGTTGGATCTAGTACAACGCCTGAGCTCATTAGTGGGATGTATGGGCAATAGAACGCTGCTGCATCTGATTCGCTAGTACCTTTGTAACCTACTAGTACATCGTCGTCTGCTGCATATGTGTTTACATATACTTTCATTGCGCCGTTTAGAGTACCAACCATTTTTGTGTTTGTTGGTGCTTCAAATGTACCTTCAGTTGTACGTGCAAATGCTGAAGTTGTTGCTGACTGTAGAACAGTTAGGATGCCTGGAGAAACAACAGCCCAGTTACCTGCGCCTCTACGTGTTCTCTGTGCAATTCTGTTTGCTGCTCTGTTGACTAGAACTGCTAATGCTGCATGTTCGTCACCAACGAAAGTAGCTGTACCTGATACTGCTGCTTGGTCATATGTGTCTGTACCAGTACCAGCAAGTGTGCTTAGTGAACCTAGTACTTCTTGGTCGATTTCAGCAGTAATTTCTTGTGCAAGTGCTGCCATGATTTCTGCTTCTACGTCGATACCGTGTTGTGACTGAGCATCCTGTGCTGCCTCAAATGTCCAACGTGCTGATAGCTTACGTGTTTTAGCTTCAACAGTCTGCTTTAAGATCTGGATGCTTAGTTGGTTACCAGCTGCACCTTCTAGTGCTGCTGTTGCATCAGCTTTGCCGCTTGTAGCATTACCTGAATATGCTTCAGCAATTTTGAATGGTGAAAGTGCTTCTTCACCTGCTGTTGCACCTGATGCACCTGAACCTACTGTGTCGCTGTAGCGAACACGTAGTGTGTGAATCTGGCCAACTGGTCCAGTCATTGGCTGAACGCCAACCAACTCGTTAGCAATAACGGTTGGCATAACACGTCTGATCACTGGTAGGATCACACGGTTTAGTGTTGCAATGTTACCTGCTGAAGTAGCACCTGCTGAAGCTGTCTCTGAAAGATACTTGCGAGTATTTTCTAGAGTTGTAGCCATCACTGCTTTCTTTGTGCCACCTAGGCCTTCAAGAAGTGCTGCTTTGGTATCATTCCAACGGCTTTCTAATAGTTCTGACATTGGTTTCTCCTTAACTCAATCCAGCAAGGCGCTTTAGATCTACGACATTACTGTCATCGCCTGCTTGTTTAACGTCATTGTTTTCTCTGTTGCCTGTAATTTCTTTTGCCTCTGATAATACCGCCTTCTGCTTTGCTGGACCTTTACCATCGATAACCGCTGGTAGATACTTGTCAAACGCTGCTTGCAGTTTTGTTGTTTGAACTGATTCCAGTAAGTCTGTCATAATGCTTTGCTGATCTTTGCTCAATGGCGCGATCAACTTGCTTATTTTATCATTGCGAGCAATTGACTCGTTGATTGTTTTAACCTCGTTTGCCTTTGCTTCTGCAAGTTTAATTGCTTTAGCCGCTGCTAGTTTTGCTTCACTTAGTTGCTTGTCTTTTGCATCAACTACTTTCAGCATTTTAGCAGTTTCACTCTTTTCATTTAGATAAGAATGTTGATATTCGTTAGCAAATGCTTCGAATAACTTGCGACCAAAATCATTTTTACGTGCTGCTTCAATATCTTCTTTCAGTGCTGTAATTTCTTTTGTAAGTCCTTTTGACACTGTTTCTGATACTAGGGCAGCAGATTTTGTAATAAAGTCTTTTTTGACTCTATCAACATGTGCTTTGCCTTCACGTACTAAGCGTACTTTTGTTTCGGCTAAGTCTTTTTTATCTTCGTAAAACTCTGCAAGTTCTTTTGCTAAAGATTCTACTACAAACTCTTCTAGAGCAACAAACTTGTCAGCCATTGCTTTTTGATCGCTATGTAGTTCTTTTACTTCTTTAGCTAGTTGTTCGTTTACAAAACTTTTTAGAAGGTTAGCATTTTGACGTTGTGCAACAGCAAATTTAGCTTTTGCTTCTGCTAGTTGCTTACGATCGTCTTGGAATTCTGCAATTTCTTCTGCTAGACGCTCAGTAACTAGACTATCAATGGCTTCTACCATTGTAGTTTTGTCATGCTCGTATTTTTTAGCAAATTCTTCACGTAGTTCAGCTGTAACCTGTAAACGGTTCTCTTTAACTTTTGCATTCCATGCTTCTTCAAGTTCTGTACGAACTTCTTCAGATAGTGCTTCATTTTCGAAGAGTGATTTTAATGCTTCCAACATAATTTTCTCCTCGTTATCGGAGCCTGCTTATTATATCTAATAAGCTCTCTTTTAAGTATTTTTGTGCCTTTTTGTCGCCTTGTACTTCCCTTGATGTCTGGAACGCCCTATAACCACCTCGGGTATTCATAAGATGTTCGTATATCGGTGTAGGATAAGCACCAGGTGCGCTCGGTTGAGCAACAACATCAACGGTGATTATCTCAAAATCGCTTACTTCACCTGATCCGTCTTCCATTACGTTGCCGGAACCTCTCGATGAGACGCCTAGTTTAACGCTGCTTTCAAGCATTGTTTTTACTAGTTGTCCCATCGGAGTTGGTAAAATTTTCAACTTGCCGTAACCGTTTGGGCCATCCATCCACATTTCTGTAATCATATGGCTCACACGATCCAAGTTAATGTTAAGTCCATCAGGATGATCTACTTCGCCTAACACTGAGTAGCCACCACTAATTTGTTCATTGAGTGTGGTGACAGCCCTGCCAATCTCGTTAACGGGATAAACACGCTGGTTTGCGTTGCGTACTCCGCCTTGAATGCAAATACCTTTCATATAAAGATCTTTGCCTTCGTTGGCAG